TCAATGGCTTCAGACGGCGTGGGGTTCAGGCGCCGAGTATTGGCGGAGTTGCGGGTTTTACTACGGTGCTACGAATCTCGTCTTCGGCCAGAATTCGCCGTATTACCTCGACAACTTCCTGCTCGTGCATCCGAAGTTTTTCGGCGTGCCGGTCTCTGTTCCCAATTGTTCGGTCGTCGCGGGCGCACAGGGCAATCAAGTCACTGTTCCGCAGCCGTATGCTGTCGGTTTGATGCCGGGAATGTTCCTGACATCCGGCGGCGTGCTTCCGCCGGGCGCGGTTATCACGGCCGTTAACGGTAACGTGCTCACGCTGTCCGTCAGCGCAGGCGCGTCGAACCCGAATTTCGGTATTCAGATATACACGACTGCGCCGATTCCGACTTTCGTTATCGCGTTGTACATCAGGCTCGCCAACGCGTCGCTGCAGCAGGCTCGATGGGAGGAACAGTGGTGGGTCGCGATGGGTTGGTTCGTCGCGCATTACGTTACGCTGTATGCGCGTTCCGATGCGCAAGAGCTCGGTCAGGCGCTCGCCACGATCATTCACGGAGAGACGCCGCAGGCGATAGGCTCGCCTCCGCCGTCGCCTGCGGCGACATATCAGCTGAGCGCGCCTCCGCCTGGCGGCGTTTTGCAGGCGTTGACGAACAATGGCGTATTTCTTACACCGATTGTCGACTACACAATTACCGGCGCGGTCATAACGATCAACAATCCGCAGGTGTCTGACGCGCTCTACGCGACATGGCCTGTCACGGCGGTCAACCAAGGCCAACCGGCCGCATTGACAGGCGTACAGCTCGCGGCGCAGGCGTTGGCGGGCGGAATACAGACGTCGAAGAGCGTCGGCGATGTCAGCGTGTCGTACCAGGCTTTAGTGCTTGAGGATTGGGCAGCTTGGAATCTTACACTTTACGGACAAACTTTAGCGACAATGGCTAAGGTCGTCGGTTCCGGCCCGGCTTGTTATTGGTAGGTTTTACGTAATGACCGTCGACTAATTTGCTGCCTTTTCTGGCCGCTGCAATTGCTTTAATATGTGCGGCGCTTTTCGGCTTGCCTTTTCCTTTTGTTGGCTCAGTACGGCGATGCCACGCGGCACTAATGTTATCACGATGCGTTTGAGTTAATGTTTTGCCTTTTTGCCATTCGCTCTTTTTGCGACGTGTCGTAGGCGAATCTTTTGAGCCGATACGTTGTTGACGAATTAACTCTTTTGTAGATTCTTTGTGCTGCTTACTGTAAAACCCGTTGCGTTCACCTGGACAGCTAGCGCCTTTAACGGCAATATTGAAACCGATTGGTGTGAGCGTACACAATCGCGCGATCCAGAAACCTTCACGATCTATGAGTTGACGTTTCTTTTTATATTCAATAGTTTCAAGTATTGCGCCACGCCAGTTTGTGAAACCTTCGTCGCGCATTAGTATGTGCATCGCATCAATTTTTCTGCGCACGCGCTTTGTTTCGCGTACATGTGAAGCCATTCTTGTTTTGATGTTAGTTGTCGCGCCTACGTAACCACGCTTTGTAGGCAAGTGCAAGAGCAAATAGATAAAACCTTTCATCGTTTAATTATATCACTAAAAATACAAAGGAGCCACATCGTGATTGCTCCAAAGATTACTATCGCGCGCAAGTCCGGTGCGAAGGCCGCGCTTGCGCATCTGCTCAAGGTTACGAAGTACGCAGCGTATGTTGGAATTCCTGCGACAACGCGCGCCGACCGCAGCGAGCAACTGCTCAGGCTCGCCGGAGTGAAGACTGGGCAGAAGGCGAAGAAGCTGCGCAAAGCCGCGAAGGAAGACGTCAACAACGCCGAGCTGCTCTTCATCTTCAGCAAAGGCTCGCCGATTCGCGGGCAAGAGCCGCGGCCTGTCCTCGAGCCGGCGATGGCCGCGCAGGACAACGCAGCAATAATCAGCCGCGAGATAGGCGGTTCAATCAAAGCGTTCGCCGATGGCGACGACGCGAAAGGCGTGCTCGGCATGCAACGCGCCGCGCTTGCCGGGCAGAACGCCGCGCGCAAATGGTTCACCGATCCGAGGAACAACTGGAAACCGAACGCGCTGTCCACCATTCGCGCGAAAGGCAGCGACAAACCAGGCATCGATACAGGCGCGATGCGCGCAGCGATACAAGGAATTGTCGGGGAGGAATGATGTCGACAGAAATAACGAGCGCCGCGGTAGTGAACTCAACCGTGGACGGCACGCCGATAGGCCAGACGACACCGGCCGCAGGATATTTCACGACGCAGGCATCGTCAGACAATTCGCAGGCCGCCGCCACGACAGCGTGGTCGAAGTTCGGCCTCGTAGTGTCGTTGGCGACGACTGGCTACATTAAGTTTCCGTCATGGCTTGGCGGTTTCATTATCCAGTGGGGGCAGGTGAACACGGACATCAATGGCGGAACGCTGCCGGTTGTATTTCCGCTCACGTTTCCCACTGAAGCGTTCGTCGTAAACGTGACGACGCATTCCGTCACCGACCGAATCACGTACGTCGTGTATGGAAGTCTTAGCGCGTCCGGTTTCACGATTGGCAACAACGGCAGTAGCGGTTACGCGTTCTGGATAGCGCTGGGTAATTGACGTGATCACCGTACAAGAAGTAATATCAGATCCGGATTTCGTCGCGCCGCATCTGTATACGATTCTGCGCAGCATCGACACATACATCGCGGGCGGCGTCGAGAGCGTCGTCACGCGCATACCGATGGTCGGTCCGGTGCAGCAGTCGTCGAATAAAGAGATACAGATGATACCGGAAGGCGACCGCGTCGGCGAGATGAAATCGTTCTGGAGCACGATTCCGATATTCATCACGCGCGGCAATTCGCCTGTGCCATCCACGCACGGCGAGGTGCCGCAAGGAGGCGGTGTGACGTACGTGCTGAGTTTCGCGCCGCTTGGCGGGCAAATTACGTTGACGCTGAACGGCGTCGGCCTGACACCCGGCATCGACTACGTGTTGAACGACGCGGTCATCACTATGCTCATCGCGACTGACGGTGGCGCGCTGTACGCGTCGTGGCCGGTCACGGCATGGGTCCAGCCGTCGAACAGCGACATCCTTGAGTACGACGGCGAGCAGTACCGCGTGCTCCAGAGATACCACGACGATGGAGGCGGATACTGGAAGGCAATAGCCACGCGCTTGCGCGCCGCGTAGAGAGGAGCTCGCGTGGGACAGACGATCACGTATCCGAATGGACAGGTCTTCACGTCGTCTGCGTTTACGCCGTCGCAGATGAACGTCATCATGCAGGCGTTGACCATCGGCCTGCTCGGGCTTCCGCAGCCGAACGGTCCGGGGTCTGCGAGTTACGAAGCTGTGCGCGTAAGCTGGCAGCAGCAAGGCCAGCCGTTCCAGAACGCAAACGATGACGTCTGTTATTTGCTTTGCGTAACGCGCGACGACGAATACTCGCGAGTGCGCGACGCGTATATTTCCGGCCGAGGCACAGACGCGTCGCCGCTGCTCGAGAACTGGTCGTACACGCGCGCGTGGACGGTCACGTGGCACTTTTATGGGCCGAACAGCCTCGACAGGGCGCGCGCCGTGCGGTCCGCGATGTTCCTCGACTACGCGAATAACGCGTTGTCGCTGTCTGATCTATATGTGGTGAACAATCCGCGCGAGATCACGCGCCTGCCGCAAGAAATAAACGGGCAGTGGTTTGAGTACGCAGAATTCGAGGTCGAGCTTTACGAGCAAGTAACCGAAACAGTGACCGATGGCGCCGTGACAAGCGTTGAAATCAAGGTCTACGAAGGAACGAACACCGGCCCGACGGCCGATTTCACCGTGTCCAGCTAGAAAGGACTAAGGAGCATGACAGTGAGCACTGCACCTTTGGCGCTTAGCAATCTCGTCGACATTACGGTGTCGGTATCGGCCGCCGCCGCGTCGCCCAATGGGTTTAACCAAGGTCTTATTGTCGGATCGAGTGCGGTCATCCCGAGCTACGGGGTGAATCCGCGTCTGCGCAAATACGGACCGGGCGGCACGGCCGCGCTCGCCGCCATGCTGACAGACGGTTTCACATCGAGCGATCCCGAGTACATCGCCGCGCAGCTGTACTTCAGCCAGACGCCGCAGCCGGGATACGTGTGGATCGGCCGGCAGGATTTGACGGCGATCCAGACGGCGATTCCGCACAGCGGCAACGCGGGCACGGGCTACGCGGTCGGCGATCAGGTGACGGTCGTGCAGAGCGGCGCCAGCCACGGCGTTCTCACCGTGTCGACTGTCGGCGGATCGGGCGCCGTCACCGGCCTCACGACCACCGTCGGCAACCAGGGCACTGCGTATTCTGACGCCACCGGTCTTGCGACGACCGGCGGAACAGGCACCGGTCTTGAGGTCGACATCACGGCCATCGGCGAGACGCTGCTCCAGTCGTCCGAGGCGTGCCGCGCCGCGAACTCGCAGTGGTACGGTTTGATGGTGTGCGGCCCGGTCGACGCCGACAACCTGGCGTTGTCCGAGTGGGCCGATCCGCTGTGGCAGACCACGTGCTACTATCCTTGGACAAATGACACGGACGTGCTCAACGGTACGACCGGCAATCTGTTCTTGCAGCTGCAGACATTGGGACTGCGCGT